TCTTATTCTAAATGGATATCGAGATAAATATAGCAAATTCGAATGATGAAAATAAACAAATTGAAATAGACCAAATAAAGTTTCAAAAAATGGTATTTTTATATAATGCTTTAGACAATGGTTGGTCCATTAAGAAACGCAATAATTCCTATATTTTTACCAAAAATCACGAAGGTAAGAGGGAGATATTCGAAACATCATATTTGTCCATATTTATGAAGGAGAACGCAGACATTAATAAAATATTAAAATAATATGTAGGTTGTGAGTTTTAAAAAGTGTGTATTTAATTAATTTAATTTAGCAATTAAATTATTTTTCCAGAATTTTTTTTCTTTAGCAATATTATAAAATGGGAGGCGGACTTATGCAACTCGTAGCTTACGGCGCTCAGGATGTTTACCTTAAAAGCCTGTAGGGTAGAAAAACATCGGGGAATATTAAACCAATAAAATATTCATAAAACCCTTTGTGGCCTTTGTTGCAAATAATTAGCAACTTATCCACTGATGTTAATTAGGGATACTAAATAAATGTTTAGTATGAAAAACCCTAGTGAGAAAATCAAACTGCTTGAAACCCCTAAAGCTTATTCTACTAAGCAACTTTTGTGAAAGAGTTGTGGCCAAGATAAAAAACTTGGGTATAGTAAAAATGAATAAGATAATTTCAAACGTGAAATATTTGAAATAAATGGGCAATGAGCATCCAAGCTTCTTTAAATTTTATAATAAATAATAAAATGAAATAAATAGAATAAATAATATATATAATAAATGTCAACTCTTAATAATGAAATAGTAGAAATAGACAGACAGTGTGTTAAATGTGGAACAACTAAATGTATTGATAAATTTAGACAATACAATAGCAATTCACATTCTAATACCTGTAAAAAATGTTTAAATGATATGGATAAAATAAGAAAAAAACATCTAAGACAACAAAAACAAGATAATTGTTTGGCAAAATGCGAAAAATGTAATAATGAAAAAATACTAAAAGATTTTGCTAAGCTTAAAAAATTTTACAAGAAAAAAATATGTCTAGATTGTTATCCAACATTTTTAAAAGAACAAAAAACTGAATGGTGCAAAAATGAACACAATACAAATATGAATTACAGAATAAAAAAATCATTGGCTGCACGGTTAAGAAATGTTCTCAATAAAAATGACACTACTATGAACTATATAGGTTGTAATATTCAATATTTTAGAGAATGGCTAGAATATAATTTTACAGGAGAAATGAACTGGGATAATTACGGTTCATTCTGGTCAATTGATCATATCATTCCGGTATGTAAATTTAATTTGTCTGTTGAAGACGAAAAATTTAAATGTTGGAATTGGTCAAATATGATGCCAGTGACACTAAATTATAATTCATCTAAAAAAAATATTGTTATGGAACAAATAAATTATATTATTGAAAAAATAGAAAAGTTTAAAGAAGAAGGTTCAACGACTAAATGGTTTTCGAGTGAATTTATATTAAATATGGAACTAGTTTTAAGTAAATAAAAAAAAACGAAATAAATTCATTTTAAGATATAGTCTAATCCTTATCGAAAGATAAGGTAGAGGAAATGTACAGGTAATCCTCAAATCACCTTCTGGAAGGTAACTTACAGAAGGTACACTAACTTTGCCATCGAATCGATTGAGCAAACTTTCAACGGCCAGGCCGATTTCGGACGAAGAGTCCAGTGCGTCATCTCCAGAAACGGTGACCTCGCTTACAGAACCTATTTGCAAGTGACTCTTCCTGAGATCAACCAGCTTATGGGCATTGCCTCCTTCGCTGCTGGCGTTGGTTCCGGTGTCTATGCCCGTTGGTTAGATTTCCCCGGTGAGCAACTCATTGCTCAGGTTGAGGTTGAGATCGGTGGTCAAAGAATTGACCGCCAATATGGTGACTGGATGCACATCTGGAACCAGCTCACAATGACTGCTGAGCAACAAAAGGGATACTTCAAGATGATTGGTAACACCACCCAGCTTACCTTCATTACTGATCCCTCTTTCTCTGAGGTTGATGGCCCTTGCGACTCCTTGGCTCCCCGCCAGGTTTGCGCCCCCAGAAATGCTCTCCCTGAGACCACTCTCTACATCCCTCTCCAGTTTTGGTTTTGCACCAACCCTGGTTTGGCTCTGCCTTTGATTGCTCTCCAATACCACGAGGTCAAGATTAACCTTGATATCCGCCCTATTGATGAGTGCTTGTGGGCTGTCACCACCTTGTCTTGCAACTCTGGTGCTGCTGCCAACATTACCCCTGGTGCCCACACTGCCGGCACTGCTTACACTGCCAACCAATATACTCCCGGACGCCCTGTTCCCGCTGCCATTGCCTATAACCAGTCTTTGGTCGCTGCCTCTTTGTACGTCGACTATGTCTTCTTAGACACTGACGAACGCCGAAGATTCGCCCAGAACCCCCACGAGTATTTGATCACTCAGCTCCAATTCACTGGTGATGAGTCTGTTGGTTCTTCGAGTAACAAGATCAAGCTCAACTTTAACCACCCCGTTAAGGAGCTTATCTGGGTTGTCCAGCCCGATCAGAACGTTGATTATTGCTCGTCTTTGGTGTGCGATGCTCTCCTGTTCAAGGTTCTCGGTGCCCAGCCCTTCAACTACACCGATGCCATTGATGCCCTCCCCAATGCTATCCACGCTTTCGGAGGCCCCGCTGCCGTCGCTGCTGACTCTCGTGCCTTCATTGATGCCCGTGGTCTCTTCAACGATGCTGGTGCTCTTGACTATGACATCCCTCCTGGTTTCACTGGATACTGGAACGGTGCCCAAAACCCTTACAATGAGGCCAACTTTGGTGGCCCCGCTGTTCCCTTGAATCCTACTGCTGCTACTTTGGTCCCCGCCGACATCCTTGCTCAACTCAGGGATCTCTCCAATGGTCACCTCGATAACTCCACCGTCTCTGACGCTGGTACCTTCGTTTTGACCGAGACCTCTTTGGACCTCCACTGCTGGGGCCAAAACCCCGTCGTCACCGCTAAGCTCCAACTTAACGGCCAGGATCGTTTCTCTGAGCGTGAAGGAACCTACTTCTCGTGGGTCCAACCTTACCAGTCGCACACCAGAAACCCTGATGAGGGTATCAACGTGTACTCCTTTGCCTTGAGGCCTGAGGAGCACCAACCCAGCGGCACTTGCAACTTCTCCAGAATTGATAACGCTACCCTGCAGCTTGTGCTCTCCAACGCCACTGTTGAGGGAACCAAGACTGCCAAGGTCCGTGTCTATGCCACCAACTATAACGTGTTGAGAATTATGTCGGGTATGGGAGGGTTAGCTTATTCCAATTAAGTGAACTGAAATATTATATTTCAATTAAAAACAACTTAAAGATATTCGTATTATATAATATACAATATGAATTACAAATTATCATATGATTTTGAGCCACATTTAAGTTGTGGCATTATTAGATTTAATGACAAATATGTGCTTATGGATTTTTCAGATTTATTTTCAATCATAAATTTTGAAAAAAACTTTATTTACTATGATCCAGAAGAAAAAACATACCCTTATTATTTGCGTCATAATCAAAAGATTTCCTATTTAGAACACATTTTTAAATATGATAGTTCAAATATTGACTATATATTTAAAAATGGGAATAATTTTGATTTAAGACGTGAAAATATAACAATTTATCATAATTACCATAAACAGGTAGTTGATAAAAATGAAATATTAGAGTATACTCTTGGTCATTATATAGAAATAGGTAAGGATGCTTATGTTATCAAAAATCCTATGTGGAAAATTAAAGAAAATTGCAAGGAATATTGGTTAATGTATTGTGAAACTGACACTATTATTAAATTATGTTCTGAAAGTTATCAAAAAATAATAGAATATGAAAATAAAAATAATGATGGGAAAAAAATTACATTTTTTTGTCATCTAAATGGATACATTTGTTCTTCATCTGGATTATATATCCATCAAATAATTACGGGTTGTTATGGTAACGGTAAAGGGACCAAAAATATTAGTGTTGATCATATTGACCAAAATCCATTAAATAATACTATAGTTAATTTACGAATAGCAACAAGAGAAGAACAAGAACAGAATTCAAAAGGTATTAAAGAAGGGACAAAGCGAGAAAGAAAATATAATGCAAAGGATTTACCTGAAGGAATTACACAAGATATGATGCGTAAATATGTAGTATATTATAAAGATTATGCTGATAAAGAAAAAAAGAGATTACGACAATATTTTAAGATTGAAAAACATCCCAAATTAGACAAAATATGGATTGGTTGTAAGTCAAATGGATTATCAATCCAAGACAAATTATTGCAAGTAAATAAAATAATATATGATTTAGAAAATGATATTTATCCTGAAAAAAGCGAGTCAGTTTTACCAAAATATGTATCCTTGGTTATATCAAGGGATAAGCCTCATTTAGTGTTTGAAAAAATACATTTAGATAAAAAATTAAATTTAAAAATGGTTTTACCAGAAGAATATGATATCAATGAACAAGTAATGTTGTTAAAAATAAAGGTTCGTGAAAAATATGAAGAGTGTCTTATTGGAAATGATGTTATATTTAATTATATATATGACACAGTAATTGATAATAAAAATAAATATGTAGAAAAAATTACATTCGATATTTCAAGATATGGTAATATAAAACAAACATTAAATTTTGAAATAGAAAAAACTGAAAGGGAAGCCATTACAGAAGCTGAAAAGTGGTTGTCTGAAAAAATAACCGAAGATCATTTTTATAAGACAAATGAAAATGAAAATCTATCATTTAATGAATATAAAAACGGTAATAGAGGCATTATTCTTAGTAGTGCTATATTTATAGAAATTATAGAAAATTTAGAACCAAATCATATTTATTTACATTGTGGTTCTTAAAATGCAAATATATTTTATTGAAAACACGGTTAACTAATACTCAAATACATTGGAAGTAAAATAAAACTACTATAACTAACAAAATAAATCCAAATAAAATATTTAGTATATATATAAATGGCATCAAAATCTGCATCCGATGTACCAGCGCATTTACCCAGGTATGGTGAAATTAAGGCTTTAGTTGCGTTTTCACGCAATCAAGGAGCAAACGGCCACGATGATTTTGGAAAGGCTGAAACATTATTACGAAAAATGAAAGACAGAGGCGTAAACTTAAACAAAGTCCGCCGGGCAGCAAATGAAGAAATATTTGACGACCGCAATGCACAAGAATTTCTAATTGAACGGATTAGATATGTAGACACAGGTGCAGAGTCGCCCAATTCTCAACGTCGACGTGCAGCAAGAAGTGCTACTGCGTCAGCAAAAGGCAGACGAACTAAGCGCAGACGTGGTTCCAGACGCAGTCACAGTGGTACTAAACGTCGTAAACATAGCCGAAGACATTAAATTACTTGTATTTTATGTGGTGTAAGTCATCTCTAACATCTACAGCAAACGATACTAAGTATGACATTAAACGGGACAATTGAGTTTCCATATTATTGTTTTGTTCAACCAAATGCTTCATCTGATCTTCCATATTAAGCAATTTGAGATTAATGTTAATTACCAAACTGTCCTTCTCCGACAACATTTTTAGTAACATAATATTTTCTTCTTTAAGAGATTTATTCTCAACCGTAAGAGCATTTGTATTGGTTTCATTATCTAGCGACATCTTGTTGCATTTAATAACAAGTTGCCTTTAACTTTTTTACAAAACAATAATAAATAAAAAATAAACAATTATTAATAATTAACATTTAAATATTAAATATTATTTATTAAGTATAAATAATGTTGATTGAGCCAAATGTATTAATTTTTGGAGGGAATGGATGGATAGGTTCCAAAGTAGTAGATTTGTTACAAGGTATGAATATTAAATGTATCACGTCATTATGCAGAGCAGATGATATAAATATGATTAAAAGAGAGATTGAATTGATTGGAAATGTAACACACGTTATGAGTTTCATTGGTCGCACACACGGTGTTTATGAAAACCAAGTCATTGGCACGATTGATTATCTTGAGAAACCGGGTAAATTGGTTGATAATATGAAAGACAATCTGTTTAGCCCAATTGCTTTAGCAGAACTGTGCAAGCAAGGGAACATTCATTTTACTTATTTAGGTACTGGATGTATTTTTGAGTATGATGAACAGCATTTATTTGGAGACGCCACAACTGGTTTTGTAGAGGCCGATTTACCGAACTTTGTAGGGTCATCCTATTCAATTGTGAAGGGATATACGGACCGAATGATGCAATTGATGTATTCAGATACTGCACTGAATGCTCGAATTCGTATGCCTATTACAGATGAATTAGACAGTCCTCGTAATTTCATTACAAAAATTATCAACTATCCAAAGGTCTGCTCTATTCCTAATTCAATGACAGTTTTAGATGAATTGCTGCCAGTTTTAATTGACTTGGCTCTACGGAGACAAGTTGGCACAGTAAATTTAACTAATCCAGGACTAATTAGCCATAATGAGATTTTATCAATGTACAAAGAGATAGTAGACCCAGAATTTACTTGGTCAAATTTCACAATTGAAGAACAGAATCAAATTTTGGCTTCAAAGAGGTCTAATAATTGTTTAGACACGACCAAATTACTCAGTTTGTGTCCCAATGTTTTGCCAATTCAAGAATCAGTTAGAAATGCAATATTGAGAATGAAAGAAAAAGATAATTAATTTAGAATGTTCAAAGTAAAGTGTTTTAAAAGCGTTATAAATGTATAAATAAATTAGATTATATATTTATTATGAAATTATTAGTAACAGGTGGATGCGGTTTCATTGGTTCCAATTTTGTGAACTATTATTTCAAGCAAAACTCGGACGTAACTATTGTAAATTTAGACGCAATGTATTATTGTGCATCTGAGACAAATGTTAGTGAAGATGTCCGTAATTCAGACCGGTATCATTTGGTAAAAGGCAATTTATGCTCTTATGATTTGATAGCGAATATTTTGAATATTTATCAAATAGACACGATTATTCATTTTGCAGCACAGTCACACGTGCAAAATTCATTTGAAGATGCGCTCCAATATACACACGATAACGTCCAAGGGACACATACTTTGTTAGAAGCAAGCCGTAAATATGGAAAAATTGTTCGATTCATTCATATTTCAACGGATGAAGTATACGGTGAGTCAATGTTGAATGAAAATGAGGAGAAGAAAAATGAGAATTCTATATTGTGTCCCACCAATCCTTATGCGGCGACAAAAGCTGCTGCCGAATTGATTGCAAAGTCATATTATCATTCCTTCAAAATGCCTATTATTATTACTCGTGGCAACAATGTATATGGTCCCAATCAGTATCCAGAGAAATTGATTCCTCGCTTTATTCAGCAACTAAAAAAAGATGAGAAAGTGACAATACAAGGCGATGGTTCTAATGTGCGTGCATTTTTACACGTGAATGATGTATGCTCTGCTTTAAAATTGGTATTGGAAAGGGGCGAAATTGGTGAAATTTACAATGTTGGTAGCGATGACCACCACGAATACACTGTGTTGCAAATTGCTCACATATTAATAGAGAAAATCAAGCAGACAAAGAACCACGATGACTGGATTACATATATTGAGGACCGACCATTTAATGACAAACGATATTATATTAGTAATGAAAAGGTAAAACAATTAGGCTGGACAATTGATATGGACTTTGATAATGGAATTAATGAATTGATTAATGAATAAACTAACAAATTATAACAATAAAATAATAACTTAAAAATAATATATATGTATTATATAATATACTATACTATGCAGATATTTATTAAAACTTTGACTGGTAAGACAATCACTGTGGAGGTTGACCCAAATGATGCTATTGAATCTGTGAAACAGAAAGTTCAAGACAAGGAAGGTATCCCGCCAGACCAACAACGGCTCATATTTGCGGGAAAACAATTGGAAGATGGACGCACATTGCAGGACTATAATATTCAAAAGGAGTCGACATTGCACTTGGTTCTTTAAGTAGGTTTACAATTAAATAATATTGCAAATAATATATTATTTTATTTATTTTTTATTAGTCTTTTCGGGCGTCAAACACGCTTTGATATGGTGAACAGTCTGACCGGAATGCCTTGAAAAACGTGATATCATATTTTGAATAACAGCTGAATTGGATGGTTTTTGATTCTGTAACATATACTTGTGAATGTTGTTAATATAATATAAATTGCACTTGGGCTTATCAAATTTTATCTTTTTAAATGCACTCGAACTAACAAATAACGACAATAATGTTATTAATAATAGAATGGTAGACCACATCTTATTTTGGTAGTAAGTTTGTTTATAATATTTATAAAATTATAAACTTATGAAAAAAATTATTCAATTTTATTTAATTAATTAAAATACTAATAAACCGGTTATACATATTTATACATTTATGCATTTATGCAGTCGCACTCTCTTCATCTTCTGATTCACTTTCGTCTTCATCTTCGTCTTGAAATTCAGGGTTAGCATTATTGAGCTCCTCCTCTGTGACATCGACATAATCTGTGCCATTCCACCTAATATTTCCGGAGTTGAACAGCACATTCATATTCAATACTTCAGGTTTATCTTCTGAGCGAAACTTTGTAAATAGTGTTTTAATCTGGTCGTCATCTCTAAAGCGTGCACTGTACTCTTGTTGGATGTTATTACGACCAATTCTGCCAAGTGCCTGAATAATCTTCTCCTGAGTCATATTCAAATCCTTGCTCAAATAGCCGTGACAGAACTGATAGTTGGTTCCATAAATGTAGTCGCTGTCTGCAATAATCAAATAGAGCTGCTGTTTGTCTGCCAACTTCTTCATAATCTCAGTATATGCGATGCTCTTGTGCTCAGTAAATACACCAATTCCAAGCAACAATAGAACCTTCCAACTGTCTTCAACGTCCTTCAACAACATAATAGACATAATCGACTGCTCATCAATGTTGCTAGTGAATGCCAATTTAGTGTCAAGTCCGACAGCCCATTTCTCAAGATGTGCTAGTTTGTTTGGAATAAATATATCATTTAGCGATGCACTCTTAACCATTCCTTTCAAGTCCTCGATTATAGCCCGCAACTTTTCTATTGATGGGTTCTCGTCTGCTACAAGAGAACGGTCAATCATTTTGGACGCAATCTTCATTTTACTCTTCTTTTCTTTGGTTTTTGATGAAGCACCAGTTGACCCTAACAATTTGTTAGTAAGCTTCTCCTCTTCAAATGCGAGTGTATGTTCAAGTTCTGAAATTTTTTCATTGATTGCATTGTTGAACTCAATTTTCTCTGTAATATCCTTCATAATAACCGCTGGAATGTTTGCCTGTTGGATGCAGAACTTGGCAACTTTCTGCACGTCATTGGCTAAGAATATAGTAGGTCCATCTGTGAGCGAATAAGAATCCTTTGTAGTAACATAGATAGCGCAACTGCCATTGGGCTCTAGTCTTGGTAATGCAAGATTGGTCTCTTGCTGACTGGCCATTCTAGACAAAGGAGTGCCGCCAATTGTACCATTAACCGGAGCATTACCAGTTCTGTATGTGGAGCCTGGACCAACGCTGACTGACTTGGATAGTTTGTTTCCAGTAGCATCAATTCCGCTATTTGGCACAATGCGCTTATATCTTGTCTCCATAAAGTGTCGATAAATTTGAGACCAATGGTTCTGAGTTTCCTCAGTCTTAATATTCTTTAAAACCTTCAAATAGTGCAACTTGATACTCATCATTGTAATATCATCTACGCTAGCAAAATTCCTATCAAATTTAGCGGAAGACTTAGTGCAATTATTACGTTCAGCGTACATTATGAAATCGGATGCTTCTTTTAAATCTAAATATCTAAGCAGGGTCAGATTTTCGTCGCAGTGTTGAGAAACCTTAAGAACCTCATTGTAATCAGAACCGCATATATAATGAGGCATTACTACGAAACCATTGTTGTTAACAATCGGAATTGATTTCTTGCAGTCGTGACTGACAATATTGAATATTCTTGGAGGGTCGCATCTCGGCTTGGTGAACTTGGCTCTGAAATCGGCAATTGTTTGCGTCAATTCGTGTTCTTTTGGCAAAGTGGCAGACGACAGAACCATATTTGGAATGAGATTTTCTTGCCAGTTTTTCTTTATAACCGAGTGTAATGGGTGCGAATTGTAATCCATTGTAATAGTTGGTTCGTCCCACTGAACTACGATGTTTCGTGGAGAATTAAATGCCAACATATAATACATTGCTGGTAAATAAGAGCGAATATCGCAAATCATAATTTCAACTTTTCTGCCATTGCTATTATCAACTTTACCAATTCCACCACTGCGTTTATTAATTGTGTAATCAGCCGCTGCAAAGAAATGAAGACGCACATCCTGGGCACTAGAGCAACCAAATGCAAATGCAATTTTCTTGCCGGAAGAAATCGCAGCTCGTGCCAATTGTAGACCAACATGTCTTGCTGCACACACGAATATGACACGATTTTCCTCGGATAAGCCAAGAGGTGTCATTGTTTTGCCTGTGCCAGTAGGAGCAATATACAATATCAGTTTTGGACCGTAACCTTTGGCGGCAGTAAACACCTCTTTTTGATGCTCATATAGCGTCATATCACCGTATTTCAACAAATGTGTATTTTTCTCGATGAACTCGACTGAGTTGTCGACAATATGTCCCAAGTCTACTTCGCTTTCAACTGTGTCAAGAACAGCAATAATAATATTTCTTAAATGATTATTGATTTTTTCAATTGTGTTTGCCAACAGCTTTCGAAGCGTGTAATAATGAAACAGCCAGTGCTTGTTTGACTTGGAGCGCTCAGCCAACAACTTTTCAAAGTGGTTGAATAATATGAACTCGTAAATTTCAGTCGTATCCGGATTGATTGTATCCATACGATTTAAACGGATTTGGTCTTTGCTCTTGAGTTTAACGTTTGTATTAATGTCTATATAACAGATGCCATCGCCAGCTTCTTCTGCTGCTACGCTTGCTGCTATTTCATTTGCGCCTCCTCCAGTCGCTGCAACTGCTATTTCATTTGCAGCAGCTAATACCATTTTGTGCTTTTTATGTTTATTTCCTTTTGACTTCTCAAACTTTATGCAAGCGAGATTGTATTTTTTAATGAATTCCTTGATTTTGTCTCCAAAGTATTTATTGAAAAGGAATTCTTCTATTTCAACATTGAATTCTATCTTTAGATAAGTAAAGAGAGAATTTGTCTTATTAATCTTAATATTCACGTCTCCATAACCCTGTGTTATTAAAGATAACACTTCCTTTTCCTTATCGGAAACAGGGATCTCGATAGAGTCCCACTCAGATTTAGATAATTTAACTTGTTTTAGGTCCATTCTTTAGAATAAGTATATGATATTTATACTTATTTCTTTAAATGATTTTCATAAATCAATTTTTTATTTATACCCTTTTATAGATATGCAAGTGTAAAAAATTGAATTTGGATTTTTATTTAAAAATAAGAGTATAGAATATTATAAGATGACACAGGTTTTAAACTACAACGAACACTTTTCAATTGTCTCTATTGAGGGCAATATCGGGTCGGGCAAATCGACACTTTTAGAAAAGCTAAGACTGGAATTTAAGGATAACAAATATGTGCGCTTCTTGAGAGAACCCGTCGACGAATGGGAAAAGATAAAGGACAAAGATGGTAACACTATGCTGCAGAAGTTTTATGCTAATCAAGCTGAGTATTCATTTGCATTCCAAATGATGGCATATATTTCTCGTTTGACCATTATTCGTGAGAATGTGCGTGACATTATGGCGGCTGTAAAAAAAAACAAAGATGAAGGTAATGATTCTAAAAAATACATACTGATTACTGAGCGTAGTTTATACACAGATAAATATGTCTTTGCAAAGATGTTGTATGACCAAGGTAAAATTGAAGATGTCAAGTATCAGATTTATTTGAATTGGTTTGACGAGTTTGCCAAAGACTTCCCTGTGAATGATGTTATTTACGTCAATACAGACCCTAAAAAGTGCTACGAACGCATTCATAAGAGAGCCCGTGTTGGCGAAGAAGTTATTCCGCTTGCTTATTTGGAATCGTGTCACAAGTATCACAACGAGTTCCTAGATGAAACCACTGGAATCAAAACCAACCAACTTGTCTTGAATGGTAACCAAGATATATTTGCCGAGACGGGACTCGTAGATGCTTGGATTTCTACAATCAATCAGTTCCTAAATGTTTAAATTGCAATATAAATTATATAGTAAAACAATTTAAAGACGAAGACCCAACAAATATTAAAAATGAATAACCAAACACCATTTTTACTATATATAACAAATAGACACGAGTTCTTAACCAAGACTTGTTCCATATGCTGGAGCACGCTATTTTTTCCTGAAGCAAATAATAATGATAGTAAAATGGTCCATTGTTGCAAACTGGAATGCGAACATATGTTTCATAACAATTGCATTAGCCAATCTATTAATAGCAATCATTTAAATTGCCCTGAATGTAGAAAGGTAATTGATACTAACAAAATAAAAAATTTAGATAAATCGTTGGAAATAGCCATTCGTGATGATGCTTTTAACCACAATGAAATTGATGAGGCGCTAAAAGAGCAATTTACAAATAGCTGCTTGCAAGTTTCAGACTATCCTTACCACAAGTTGGTTTTTGAGCGATGGCTAAGCGAAGCGAAAGCGCAAATGAAATAATGACAAAAATAATTAAAGGTTAAACAATGATATAAATATATTTTTTGATTGAATATATTTATAATATAATGTCACCAGCAAACGAACCAATAATTAATCTAGTTATAACGTGTCCACATTGTGGCGACCCAGTTTTAATTGAGCAACTGAATTGCTGTATTTTTAGACACGGTATTTTAATTGCATCGGGTAGACAAATTGAGCCACACTCACCCAAAGAATTATGTGATTTCTATGTTGCAACTAACAAGATCTATGGCTGTGGCAGACCATTTCAAATTGTTCGTAATGCAAATAATGAATTGGTTGCCGTTGTTTGTGGGTATATCTAGTCCACCTTTTTCCGCTGCGCTTATGAAAAGGTGGATCCAAAGATGATATATTTGTTAGTTGTTGCTTCCAAGAATGTTAGAAAATAGATTGATAATATCCAAGTAGTAATCTATTGACGCTCTAATAAAACCACCATTGTAGTTCCGTTGTAAAATTAGATTCGTATCATAAACCACATATAAAGCGAACAACATAATCCCAACGAATGATAGAATTTTATGCATTTGGCTCATATGTGCACCTAGAACAAAAATCAGACGAAAAATGATAAGAAACAAAAGAGCCCAGAATAAGAACGCACCAAATTTAGGACCCAAGTGAATTCCACCAGCACTTAGTGCGACTCCAGTTGCCAACATTACTCCAAACACGGACATCGCACCTTGCACTGCTGTATTGATTGTGTCAGCACTATATTTCTCTTTATATCTGCTTAGTGCAAGTCCAAACGTATATGAAAAGAGACAGAACAACGCAAACTTCATAAATTCAGGCATTGGTACAAGAATAATAATAAAAATTATTGCGATTTGCGCCAAAAATAATGGAATAATACTAATATTTGGATTATTCGTCTTGTTCATTACGTAATAAGTAATACCTAATTGTACTAACAAATTAGTAAACACTAGTATTAGAAAATTACGTTTTTCATACATTCGTTTTATAATGTCAACCATTTATTGTATTATATATTATTTGTATAAAATATAATAATCGTAATACTAACATTAATATTTAAAACTTCAAATCAATAACAACCGGGTAATGGTCCGAGTTCATTGTGCCGCAGTATTCGGTATAGCCGTGATAAATAGATACTGTGGAAATCTTGCTAAAAATCTTGCTGCTCATTAGCACGTGGTCTATCATTGAATAATCTTTGGGTGAATTGGTAGCGCAATTATCATCCGAGTCATACCAGTCGCTATATCGCTCTGCTTGCGCCAGTTTTGACGCAGCATTTGTCAAGGTATATGTGCCCTTTTTAAGGCCATAGAGACCCTTCATAATATCAAGGACATATGATGTCGGTTTATCGGAATTAACATCAGGCACTTCAGCGTCAAAATCGTTCATATCGCCGAGCAAAATAACTTCGTAGCCTTTTGCAATATATCCAGCGACCACATTTTGCAACACTTGCGCCTGCGCCTCACGCTCAGCACAGCGAGTAGGTTCGGTCGGAATAGCGAGCAAGTGCGCACCAATAAGAGCCGTATTTAGACCACCTAAATTAAATTCGGTAATATAATGTTTGCTGACACCTGACGTGCCAGCAGCTCCAGTATAGCCACATTTGGAGCCAGAGATGGGATATGATGCACGCTCTTCACTACGATAAAGATTTACCAAGGGATCAATTCGAGTAATCATTCCTACATTTTGTCCAGTGCTAGAATCAGTACCTTGCTTCAAATAGGGCTTATAAGTTGTGTCTTTTAGCGAAGTAATCAGCATATTCAATTCATCGCATCCCTCAACTTCACAAATGTTGACAATGTCTGGATTAAGCGTCTTGATAATATTAGCAACATATGACATATGCGTTTGTGCGTCGGCTGTAGTTGCCCAAGAACATCCAGAGCCAGGGCATTTAGCGCTGCTGCAATAGTCGATAAAAAGCCACTCGGCGTTGTATTGGACTAGACGCAATGCATTTTTATTTGGGCGTCGGTCGCCAACACTGGATACAACTGGGCACTCGGTGTCGGCCTTAATCACCAATTGATTTTGGTTAATGAAGGTATTACAGGACAGAAAATACGCTAAAACTAACACTAGTAAACTTGTAGGGTTCATTTTATAATACAAATATATATAATAAAAAGACCTAAAATTTTAAATGGTTATAATATAGTATATAGTTTAAATGTTTCCAAATAATAAAGAATTGAAAATTGTTATACCGGTTCTAAGACAGACAAATATAACAAAATATACCGTTAAAAGCCCTTCAAGTAAACCAAACTCTACAAAAACAAGCAGTCCTTTAAACTCAAGTAACCCTTTGCACCTAGAAATGTCTGCCAAAATTTACCCATCTTGTGAATATGTATTACACTTTGATGGTTGCAGTAAAGGCAATCCAGGTCCGGCAGGAATTGGCGCTGTTATAAGCAAATCTGGTTCAGAAGAGTGGTGCGGTTGTCAGTTTATTGGAAACAGAACTAACAATCAGTCAGAATATAGTGCGTTAATCCTAGGTCTAAAAGAGGCGCTAAGTCGGAATATAAAGCAATTACAAGTTTACGGAGATAGTCTACTTGTAATTAATCAGGTGACTGGAAAATTTAATGTGAAAAACGTCTTATTACAAGACTTAAATAAAGAGGCAATGGGTCTCATTGCTAAATTTGATTACATTGTCTTCAATCACGTTTACAGAGAGTTCAATAAACGAGCTGACCAACTATCTAACTTGGGTCTAGAAGCGTGTGACAATTAATTTGTTAAAAGCGAAATATTTAATAAAGGTGGAGGTTTATAACGAAGCAAATCTAATTCTTTTTTGCTAGTAGGGAATATCTCGTGACCGTAAATGTCTTGAAGGAGAAGCCATTCAAATATACCGCCAGTATATGCATATACATTTTGAAACCCAAGTGACGCCAATTGTTGGTACTTCTTATGCACAAGTTCGTCGTGACTGTTTTTTCCATAAACAATTATTTTTATTCCTTTATTTTCCTTAATATATTTGTTGATAATTGCTTCTTCTTGGTCTAATCCAACAGTGCTCTTGATTAGACACTGCTGTTCAGTTGATGACAATGTATTTATAATTAAATATACTTCAGGATTCTTAGTTGCAGTTTGCATATCTTCGAAATTAATTTTCCTCATTGATTGAACATTTCCCATTTATAACTTATTTAATAATTTATAAATACTTATTTTTAAATACTTTTTCCACCTTTTAAAAAGGTGGAGCCAAACTAGAAATACAAACAAGCCAAACTAGATGTTTGGCTCCACCTTTTCAAAGGTGGAAATTTAGTTAAACTGTACAACAATCTCAACCTTCTCCTTCTTAATACTCTTAGTAGCTGACACAGACAATTCTTCTCGCTTCTTTCTTGTCTTCGAGTTGTCTACAATGACCTCCTTTCGTTTTGAAGTGCTGTTGCGATTATTCATATCCTTCTCAATAGTCTCATAATTCTCATCAATATACTTAACCACATTATTTTCTAGCGCCCATTTGAAGAAATTTAGCTGACCAATTGTTGTCTCAATAAATGTACCATTTTTATAAGGAATACTGATGCGGTCCCAGCGGCAAAAAGGGTCAAAACGCTTCTTACTATACGCCTTTAGTTTCAACTTGTAATCGTCGTAGACCTTGAATCTACGTGCAATATTGTCTTCAGTTTGTTCAATTACATACAATGTATAGAATTTCTTGGCATAATTAGTTGCAAACCAGTCCACAATACGCAGCGAAATTTTGGAATCACCAGTAATAATTTTAAGCATATCATCTAAATTGCTATTAAGTTTGGTATTATAAAAGACCATTAGGTTATTTAATAATAGATCATTTTGAGTTGTATAGGATGAATTCATACTCATACTCATTATTTAAGTTTTCAATAATAATTTTTAAGTAGTTTTATAGTTAATTGAATATCAAATAATTAAATAAATAAATTAAAAAATACAAAATAAAATATTTCTTGCAAAATAGCCATTTAGCAAAAAAATAAAAATATTGGTTAATTATATTATAACTATGGCTGGTTTTATGGATACTTATTTTGGTCCCTTAGGTGAGGAATATTGCGTGTATTTCTACGCTTTGTCTATCTTTTTTGGAATCACATTTGCTTTAAGTTTGTTTTCAGTCTTGTACTATATAGCATTCCATTTCAAGAAGCTGAATATTATGTTTATTGCAAACACTTTCTTCTTACTTCTTAATTCATTTTTGGCTTACTTGTCTAACCGCTTGTTGCACACTATGTGCATGAAGGCGATATAAACCACCTTTTTTCCACCTTTTAAAAGGTGGAGCCAAATTTATTGAATAACTTTGTAGCTAAGTGCCAAACAATAAATTAGTAATTACAAATATTTAAAGCATTTATCATATTATATTCATAAATATGATAAGTATTGATAAGAAGATATTATTTACGGCTACTAAAAAAACTGGTAAAAATTCAAAGGAGGATGATATAAACTATACTTTGGAAAATGAACTTCATAGTAAATTTATAGAAGATAAAAAAACAAACACTGTATTTTCATTGGCAACAGTGTGTATTAACCCATTCAAAAATTTGCTAAAATTGTTAATCGAAGCATTTGAATATATTACATTAGAAATACGTCCAGATGGAATCAAGCTAGATTCTTTTAAATATTTTGGAAAAAGGAAGGCACACGATATTATTGGTTTGATGTATTTTATTGGCTGTGGTTTTGGAGATAATGTGCCTTTAATAAAAGATAATAGATGTGAACTATATGAATGTAAAGTTGATTCTATTATTGTTAGTTTAAAAACATCTGACTTAGATGTAGTTATTGAACATATTACAAGTGATAGCGCTGTATATATGTTTATTAATAAGACAAATTACAATAATGAAAATAATGAAGCATCTAATATAGAATTTCATATATTCGGAGATAAATGTAAATATAATTGTTGTAAGGAATTTGGCTATACTAACATAACAGTACCAGGCGGTCAATATGTGGATGGTGATAATAAAGTAATAAGTGATTAATAATTATTCATCTTCTGTCTTGTTCTGATTCTTTGTGCGACCTTGTGTAGTATTGACCGGCTTTAAAAACATATCACGTGTGACGACATCATTTACATAACTCGTCTGCAGTGAAAACGGATTTGTACCTCGCTGCCCCATTAGTTCCCGGTCCGATATTTTATTATCAAGGTATTCTCGTTTGTTTTCATTATCTCCATTCCTAGAATAATTAGGAACGTCGTTTATATCCGTAAATGCTAAAGATTGTGCAATTGCATTTTGAGCCGAATCATATGTTATCTCTTGCGTTGTTTGTTCGCCTTCTTCGTAGCCATAATCAGAAGCAGTATTTGTTTTTTCTTTTACGTCTGTTCGAGGGCTTTTATAATATGTTTCACCTTTACTCCATTTCCAATAATTAAGTTGGTTTGAATTTGTACTCATTAGTATTAAAAAATATATAATAATGAGTAAATGAACTAACAACCAACGTAATAAAATAATGGATTTGTTAGTCTAAGCGGACAATTTGCAAGTTTTTGGTGAAAAAGAATGCATCTTTGTTAGTTCTTCTTCTTTTTAAGTTACATTCTAAGCAGGCAATTAATAGATTGTTTCTATTATGACCTATTTCATTGTTGATTCTATCCAAAGACCATTGCTTGTTTTCTCGCACAACTTCGTATAATAAGTAGGTTTCGCAAGAACAATAATGACATTTCATTTGACTATCGTGTAAAAGTTCTATTACATCGTTGAAACTAACAAATTCTTCTTCCAATAATTTCCCTTTTAAAATATCTTGCTGCTTATAGCTACATATTTTTGCCTTAATATGGCTAACAATCATTCCAATGTGCTTGGCAGTTATCTTTTCATTAACTATGTTTTTATTAAACATTGTATTTAATAGTTGCAACTGAGTTGCAAATGAAAGCTCGTCATTACCGAGTCCCCACGTCTTGGTTTCAACTCGCAGTTTCTTTTCTTTTTCCTTTTTTTTGATTTGTTTGGAACCATTTGTTAGTTCATTAATAACAATTTTCTTTCCATTTTCATTTTCATTTTCATTTGTTAGTTCATTGTCAATATTATTGTATTCATTTATATCATTTAAATCTTTAATAAAAATACGCTTTACATTAGTGATTTCATTATCGTTTGCACACATTTATAATGAACAATATAATATTTTGGTAATAATAATTTATATTATAAGTAAATTAGTATAAAAGGTAAATACCATATAAATGTTTATTTTATATATAATATAAAAAATTGAGTTAAACTCAATTTGCCATACATACATATATACCTATATAATGACATCTAAAGAACAAGAAATACAACAAGTAACGCAACCTGGTATTACCGCTACAGCTGCAAGTTCCGAATGCAATGAATTGAAAACTATAAAATACAAGTCAATGATGGCAAATGGGATTGCGTGGCCGGAAAAAAAGAATGCCAGTGACCTAACTAATTTGGATAAGTTCTTGGAAAACGAGAAGATTAGTAATTCAAATGAGCCGTGGTCTAAATTAGATAAAACTGGTAAACTAAAGAAATTATTAGCATATGCAGACAATTACAAGACCGAGAATGAACTATCTCTTGAAGAGTATAATAAAATGGTTTCATTTTTTAAGGATTGCTTAGACAAGAAGAAGTTACAAAGAGTGAAAGACGTGATTTATGATAAGGATAATGGTCAAATCAAGGAAATACCAGCTCTGCATTTCAATAAGCCGACAACGCATTTCACATTGAAGAATATTGACAAACGGGTTTCAACAACGAGAAGCTTGGCTCCAAAGAAGAAGGGCACTGCTAAAAATGTTACGAATGAAGATTCGGACTCAGACGAGGATGTAACAAATCAGAAATAAATAGCAACATAATCATTTTAATTACAGATGGTTTTGCTCCACTTTTTTCACGAAGTTATGAAAAGTGGAAGGATAAAATTGATTTGTTTTTTTAATTTAAAAGTAAAAGAACAAATGATAATATAAACAATGGACAAATTATTTAAAACCGCATTAGAAGAATTAGTCAATATAATAGACGACATCGAAGCCGACGAAGATGTCCAATACTTTAGTGAAGAAGACGCTCTAGAACTCTATGATAATTGTATTTATCTAATGGAGGAGTTTATGAAAGACGACCCAACCATTGTTTCAGACCCTGAGTTCGACGATATATTTGACGAGAATATTAAAGAACTAATGAATGCTCTCTTTGAACAAGATTTGTTCTTTAATGACGACGCCGAGGATGAATTGGATGAAATCATAGCTGAAGCCAAATCCGACTTCTTCAAGAACTATATGCCACCAAGGTCTTATCCTGATGCTCGTATTATTGAAACACCAGATTATGATTTTATAGGAGAACAAATAAATGTGCTAAGGGGCAAGCCGCAGCCAGCACAGCGAACCAAAGAGTGGTATCAATTTCGTCACAATTTAATCACTGCAAGTAATGCTCATAAAGCATTTGATAGTCAGGCAACCAAAAACCAGTTGATATATGAGAAATGTCAGCCACTAAAAGGTTCGGGTGATGATAGTGACACCGAAGAAGCAGTTAAAATGGTAAATGTCAATACAACGCTACATTGGGGGCAGAAATATGAGCCACTATCAGTAAAAATTTACGAGCACGACTACAACACTGGAGTAGAAGACTTTGGCTGTATTCAAGATGAAGAATATGCTTTCTTAGGTGCTTCCCCTGATGGAATTAATACAGACATTGAGTCACCACGTTATGGTCGTATGTTGGAAATAAAAAACATTGTCAATCGTGAAATAGATGGCATTCCAAAGAAGGAGTATTGGATACAAATGCAATTACAAATGAAAGTATGTGACTTAGATGAGTGTGACTTTTTGGAGACACGTTTTGTAGAATACACAGACCGCAATGCATTTGCAGAAGACACCAAAAATGAGATTTATGAAGATGTTGATGGTAAAAAATTTGTAAATATTTGTGTATCAAAGGACAATAAGAAAAAAGGTATCATAATATATTTTCACACCAAAGAAGGTAAACCGTATTATCTGTATAAACCACTAGATATGATAGAGCCTAATCTTATACTGAGATGGGAAGAAGATATGTTGGATTTTTATCAATCGGATAAATATAAATACACGTATATAAAATTCATTTATTGGAAACTAGAAGAGGTTAGTTGCGTATTAGTTTGCCGAAATAGACAATGGTTTGAAGGCGCAATACAAGAACTGAAAGAATTATGGGATACAGTAGTTTTAGAACGAGTTTCAGGATTTGAGCACAGAGCGCCAAATCGTAAAACAAAGAAACCTAGTGTGTTTGATATAATGAATAAAGCTGCTAATAGTGGATGCTTACTTCAAGTAAAAAAATTAGACCTAACTATAGATATTAATATGGATGGAGATGGAGACGCAGATGGAGAAAATTAATAAAGAATTGTCTCATTGGTAGGAATTGAGAAGAACAGTAAATTTGGTTCAGTGCGATAATAACCAACCCGTGCACCAGGTCCCTGTTCAGCCGGAGGCAGCGGACATACTACGTTTGATTTATTTTTTATTTTATTGTACAATGTATTACACATATCTGCTCTAATACAAGTCCCCTCATCTGGACTGTTTACATAACGCAAATTGTTAGTTATCTGAGCAAATGAACTCTTATCAAACTCAGGATATTCCCACCAAATATCACTATAGTTTTTATTAGAGACGCCTTTGTTTTCAGACAAAGGGAAACTATTTAATATTGGTTTGTCGACTGAAACTGGATATATTCCCGGTGTGGACAAATCCTGAGATTTGAAACCTTCCATTTTCAAAATAGGAGCTAAATATAATCCTAATACTATTATTATCAATAAAAATACGATTCCATAAATTTTTGTCATTTATATATAATAATAATTTAAAATAAATTATTTGTTCAAAATAATACTTAGAATTTGTATAATAATTATATTATACAAATACAAATGGACACGAATGATATGCGAGTTACTAAAAGAGACGGTGAATTGGAGGATATTGCATTCGATAAAATATTGTCTCGTATAAAAAAATTGGGTCAAGAAGCCGGAATTCAAATAAATTATTCATCTTTGGTAATGAAAGTAATTGACCAATTATACGACACAATTCCTACAACAAAGATTGACGAATTGACGGCTGAGCAGTGCGCATCAATGTCTACATCTAATCCAGATTACGGCACACTCGCATCTAGAATTGTCGTCTCAAATCATCACAAAAATACGGATTCTTACTATGATATGGTTATAAATCGTCTTTACAACTTTAAAGATGTTCACGGCAATATAAAACCATTGATTTCGAAAGAATTATTTGAATATTATGCTAATAACCAAAGCGAAATTGAATATATGTTTGACTATAATCGTGATTATTTAATTGATTATTTTGGATTTAAAACTTTGGAGCGTGCTTATTTATTCAAGGTTGGGGACAAAATCATAGAAAGGCCTCAACATATGTGGATGCGTGTTGCAATTGGAATCCACGGAGATTTAACAAATCCAAATAGTCTCAGACTGGTTAAAGAAACATATGACTTAATGTCTTTAAAATATTTTACGCACGCAACTCCGACATTATTTAATGCTGGAACACCTAGACAACAACTTAGCTCTTGTTATTTAATTGCTATGGAAGACGATAGTCTTGATGGAATATATAATACTCTGAAAGATTGTGCACAAATATCAAAATATGCTGGTGGAATTGGTCTCCATATTCATAACATAAGAGCAAAGGGTACACATATTCAAGGTACAAATGGTACTTCAAATGGTCTAGTTCCTATGTTACGAGTATTTAATAATACTGCTAGATATATTGATCAAGGAGGTGGAAAAAGAAATGGTTCCTTTGCAATCTATTTGGAGACGTGGCACGCAGACATTTCTGATTTTTTGGAATTGAAAAAGAACCACGGTGACGAAGAATTGAAGGCACGTGATTTATTCTATGCCTTGTGGATTTCTGACTTGTTTATGGAACGAGTGAAAGAAAAAGCAGGCAAATGGTCTCTTTTTTGCCCTCACGAGTGCCCGGGTCTAAGTGATTGCTACGGTCAAGAATTTAAAACGCTCTATGAGAAGTATGAGCAAGAAGGCAAGGCAAGAAAAACTATGTTAGCACGTGATTTATGGTTTCAGATTTTGGACGCACAGATGGAAACTGGGACACCATACCTCTTGTATAAAGATGCAGCCAATTTGAAATCTAACCAGAAAAATCTTGGCACCATTAAGAGTTCAAATTTATGTTGTGAAGTAGTGCAATACTCAGATGATAACGAGACGGCTGTTTGCAATTTGGCTTCAATTGCGCTACCTGCATTTGTCAACGAAACCACGAAACATTTTGATTATAATAAATTGATTGAAGTAACTAAGGTTGTAACTAACAATTTGAACAGAGTGATTGATATTAATTTCTATCCCACTGAAAAAACAAAGGTAAGCAATATGAAGCACAGACCTATTGGAATTGGTATCCAAGGTCTAGCTGATGCGTTTTTCTTGATGGACATTCCATTCCATTCGGAAGAAGCAAAGCAAATAAACAAGAACATATTCGAGACCATTTATTATGCTGCCTTAACCAAAAGTAATGAACTTGCTATAGAACGCAATCTAGCATTTAAAAATAATGCCGACAATGACTATGATAAGACACAGTTTACACTATATGAACTAACAACGTTGCCAAATAATCTTAAAGGCTCTTACAGTTCTTTTGTTGGTTCACCGGCGTCACAAGGTATTCTTCAATTTGATATGTGGAGCAACTTTGCAGGACATTCATCTACTCTTGGTTACGATTGGGTTACCCTAAAAAAGAGTATTGTTGAAAATGGTTTACGTAATTCTCTTCTAGTTGCGCCAATGCCAACTGCATCAACGTCACAGATACTAGGGTACAATGAGTGTTTTGAGCCAATCACAAGCAATATTTATAGCAGACGAACATTGGCAGGTGAGTTTGTGTTACCAAACAAGTATTTGATGAACGATTTGATTAAACTGGGACTTTGGAATGATCAAATCAAAAACAATATTATTGCAAACAAGGGTTCTATTCAGCAGTTAACCAATATTCCAGAGCATATTCGTAACAAATATAAAATTGTTTGGGAAATACCAATGAAGCACATTATTGATATGTCAGCGGATCGTGGCACATATATTTGCCAGAGCCAGAGTCTAAATTTGTGGATGGAGGACCCGGTATATAACAAGCTGACTTCAATGCATTTCTATGCGTGGGAAAAAGGTCTCAAGACAGGTATCTATTACTTAAGACGAAAGGCAAAACATCAGGCACAACAGTTCACCATTGAGCCTGATGCAATAAAAAATGATAACAACGAGGGTAAAGAAGAAATCTGTGAGATGTGTAGTGCTTAGATATTTGCAAACTCCTTACAAAGCCCAAATGTGCGTCTATGCCATTTAGTTATACCGTATTTTCTAATCCCATCCATATGTGTCTTTGACCCGTAACCTTTATTTGAATCGATGCCATATTTTTCCACTAATTCGGGATTTTCTACACATAGTTCTTCAATATATTTATCTCGTTCCACTTTGGCTAAAATAGACGCTGCGGCAATAGATGTAAATTTATTATCTCCACCTTCAATGGTCTCAAATTTAGCATTTTCTATGCGATTATTGCTCTTATTGAAGACGGTAAGTTGCTTGAAATAATTGCCGTCAATTAGCAAGAATAAATTATTTGTGTCTAGGTCTTTGATTTGCCGTAAAACAGAACGGATTGCCTTATGCATTGCAGACTGCGTCGCTTGTAAAATATTGATATCATCGATGACTCTCTCGTCTTCATATTCGACTGCCCACGCAATCGCATTTGCTTTAATGTACTCGGCAACCTCTTGAATTTTCTTATTATTTTTAGAAGTGAATTTTTTACTGTCTTTCATCTTATAGTGATCAAAACTGTCGTCTTTAGGTAAAACAACGGCGCCGGCATATACTCGGCCAAACATTGGTCCACGTCCGGCTTCATCTGCGCCGATTTCAATGATATTGGCTTCTGAATGATAGAATTTTTTAAGAAGACACGTTGTATCTACCATCTTTTCAGCCTTTTCCTTAGGTGCTTTCTCTACTTTCTCAACCTTCTCTTTTTTAACCCTTGTCTTTTTTTCTTTTTTTTCTACTTTAACAATAGTTTCATCCTCAATCTCAATTTCATTATTGGTAAGTGTAGGCATAACAATATTTTCATTTGGCGTTTCTATGTCATCATCATCAATAATTACTGCACTAACCCAGTTAATTTTGCTTTTACTTTTGCTAAGACTCATTGTATAATATATAATAAATATTAATAGATTAAATTAATTTCAATTTTAAAATAGGAAATAATTTATATTGTTTGAACTTTTTTCACAATATAAATTATACAATGACTACGAATGAAAAATTATTAATGCTCTTTGTAATTCTTCTATTAGGATTAATTTTATGTTCCTTTTTAGGAGGTAGAGGTTGTAGCAAAGAGGGATTTGAATCTGCGTCTGGAGCTACAATAACAAGTGAAAATGGTAATATGATGATTAATGGTGAACCCTTAACAGCAACCGGTGAAAACTCTAACACATATAAGAACAAAGATTGGTCAGTATATTTTGACCAATATGGTAATGCAAATGCCACAGATGCATCAGGTGAATATACCACCGAATCATTTGAGGCAGAAGGAGACACTGCCGACACGTCTGGTTCTTCTTCTTCTGGTACTACGTCTGGTTCTTCTGATTATTATCCAAGTTCAGACACTTCTGATAGTTATGACCACTATTCTGGTTCATATTCTACTACATATACGGGCGATAATGGAACCGCAACTGTAACAAAAATTGGCGACAAAGGTAAATTGATTACAGTAAATGATAGTGGTTCTATTAAATTATATTATATTCCTAATTCTGGAACAAAAGGAACTACTAAAAATGGTCCCAATGATGGTGCTGCAACCATTGTGACTAATGGTGATGGTACTGCTTATATTTTAATAACTATGCCCGATGGTACTAAATACACATATTATGCAAACTATAATAAAAATTCAAATAACACTAGTAGCACTAGCACCAGTGCTCAAAATGATGTTAATAATCTCAATAGTGCTGGTAGTGATTATGCAAATGCATATGTATATACAGGACCAGGTGGCAATTCTGCTGGTGCAGTAACTACTCCTGCTGGAAATACATATGCAGGAACAAATTACGATACAAATGCAAATGCGTATTACAATTCTTTGCCCCCTGGTATTAATGCCAATCAGATACCGCCTGGACAAGAAGATTTGTATATTCTGAAGTCGCAGGTAGTACCGCCTGTGTGCCCAAGATGTCCTGACCCAATTGTTCAAAGTAGTGAGAGTACAGACCTAAGCAAGGTCCCACCTTGCCCACCTTGTGCTAGATGCCCTGAGCCTGCGTTTGATTGCAAGAAAGTACCGAATTATAATGCATTTAATCCGGACTATATGCCAGTACCTGTTATATCAGACTTTAGTGGATTTGGTATGTAATTCTTTCCACCTTTAAGAAAGCGTTCAGCGAAGCAAAGAGCCAAACAAAACTTTAAAGAACCAAACTGTTAATTTTGTGTTTTAATTTTTATATAGTTGAAATTATATAAAAATTTATGTTGATAGTTTGGCTCCACCTTTTCAAAGGTGGATTAACGTCTCTTGATGCATTTCTTATCTATTTGCATTGTTTCGCCCTTATCTGCCTGTGGTACAATCTTAAGAATACATTTTGACTTCTCTCCATATAACGGTTCAGTACACCCCTTTTCTCTATCCTGTTTAAATCGACGTGTCTTGTTCAATTTAACAAATTTAAATAATTTGGGTGTTGCTTCAGTACAGCGAGACCTGAAATGCTCATATCGTTCCCTAACATCGCAATAGCTCAGACCACTTGATTTTTTTAGCATCCGATTAACAAGTTCGTGTAAATTATAAATGTAACGAGAAAATGTATCACGACTCTCCATATCAGCCATAGTAAGTGGTAACTGACGAAAATTTGTCTTCAAATTTTTGCGACAGGCACCACAAGGCAGTACATTTTGTAAGGATAATACAAAATCTCTATAATGATGTTTATCTTCTAAAGAAGGATTTACGGGATAATTAAAACTCATTGTATGGAGAGCGTGCCATAAAGGTGGTCCCCACGTACTTGTGAGAAAGCCATCACCACTATAATAATCATTTTTTTTAAAAACCCTTGAATTAGTATCTTTATGTCTTTGTCTTTGTCTCCTAGTCTTATTATTTGTGGTTCTATTTTTACGAGTTTTAGACATATTCTTATTGTATGAATAGAAAAAATATTATA